GGAATCTCAATTGCATAGCAGCAGTATAACCAGTTAGGTCAATTGGAACACCTTGAGCATTTGCCCAAATAATTTGAGTAGTGTATTGAGACCCTTGGTCAATTGTGAAGTTGTATATACCTGCTGTCATATCACTCTTTCTCCGTTATGTAAATTAAAAATGCACCAACTGCTATAAAAGAAAGTGCGGGAAGAATAAGATAGAGCCCATAACCCAAAAGTCCTAGGCCAATAAACTCAGTGACCAATGAATAGTCTATGTTAGGCTTTTTTAGTTTCATATTTCTCCTTATAGTGAATAGAATCTTGCTACAGGCTTCTTTGGTTTAGGAACCATAGCACGATCAAATGAAAAGATAGCAGCAACTGCTGCGTCAATCTTCTTCTTATTGGTGCTCTTTGACACCATAATTCCTCTACTTGAAGTCTTTGTCACACAGTTTGCGATGTGTCTATTTAGTACTTCATCTCCATCATGAGTGAATGATTGATTCGCTACCGCTTCATAAAAGCGTTGAGTAGACGGTACCATTCTTTCTGCTGTGTTAGGATAACTAATAATTGGTAATCCTTCTTCTTCTAAAATCATCATAGTTCTTTGCCATCTGCTTGGATCAAAGACTACTTCTAAAACATTTACTCCCATATTCCTACAAGAGTCAATAATAGTTTGTTCTACTTCTGCAACATTCACATGCCACATGGGATCTGGATCTACTTCTGGTAGTTCCCAAACTCCTAAAACTCTTATGTGTGGCTTTTCTCCGCCCATAAACCAGCCTACTATGGCTGTGGTGTCTCCAGAGAAAGAGCCATCAAATCCTATTATGCAGTCTTCGCCAGGTATTATTTTCCTGTTTTTTAAGACTAAGGAATCCCAAAGTTCTGTAGGTATCCAAGATTCTGTATTGCTTACCCACATGTTAAGTCGTTTAGTTTTAAATTCTGCTTCTGGTGTTAACAACGATGCGCTTCTCATATCCTCAACACTGAGTATATCATTTAATGATGGATTTGCAATTAACCAGTTGTCTTCGTCTTTATAGTGTAGTTTTGGATCTGCTTCATACCAAGCAAAAAAGAAAGAAGCATCTTCAACTTCATTCTTAGATATCTGTATACCTCTTTGATACATCTGATAACACAGAGATTCTTTACCTGTGGAATCATATTTAGAACCAGCAGTAGTAATTGCTACTAGCATTGGCTCTTCACGACTACCCATGGATAGCGATAGAACATCATATAGTTCTCTATTTGGTTGTGCATGTAATTCGTCTATGACAATAAATGTAGAGTTTAAACCTTCTTTTGTATATGCCTCAGATGATAGGGCTCTATATACTGATCCTGTAAGTGGATTATAGATAGAGTTTTGATAAACTTCTAATATCTCTCTTAACTCTGGTTCTAACTCAATCATCTTCTTTACCGTTTTAAAAATAATACGAGCCTGCTCTTTGTCTGCAGCAGCAGAATATATCTGTCCACCACCAACACCAAGAACTAACTGTTCTAAAACAAGAGAAGCAATTAGTGCTGATTTGCCATTCTTACGGCTTACACCTATTAGGGCTCTGCGATGTTTTAATGAGCCGTCTTCTCTTTCAGCATAAAGATGAACAAGCATCTCTTTTTGCCAGGGTCTAAGAATAAAATTCTCACCAGTCTTACCAGCAACAGAGTCTTCTGTTAGATGGCATAGTGTTTCTATAAAATCTATAACCTCATAGCCACGAGAGTTGGCTAATTCAGTTTCTGAAACAGGTGATAAGTATGTTGGAGGCCAAGTCATACTAACCTCTAAATGCTAACGAAAGCCTGTTCTTTTCAAAGTCAATATCTATAATTTGAACTTCTACTTCCTGATCCATAACATAGGACTCAGGTAATGATTCGCCCATTTTGGATTTATGCACAAGACCTGATAGCATTCCTATTTGAACAAATACGCCATATTCAACTATTCCTGAAACCTTGGCTTTATGTGTTTGGCCTATTGCTAATTTAGCAAATTCTATTTGTCTATCTTCTTTTTGCATTTGCTCAATAAGTGAGCGGCGATTAAGAACGATACTTCCTTTTGCTCTATCAATTGAATGAATTAGGAATTCGGCCTCATAGCCAATATATGACTCAAGATCTGTAACTCTATTTACATCAATTAGAGAACCAGGCAAAAAGGCCTTAACTCCAATATCTACAATTAGGCCACCTTTGACCATTCTAACTACCTTACCCATAACAGGTATAGATGCTTCAAGTTTATTTTGAAAGTCATTCAAGAGAGATTGTACTTCATTCTGTTTTAGGGATAGTATGTATTGTCCTTCTTCATTCTTATGTAGGACTATTGCTTCTACTACCTGCCCAATTTGGACAACATCCTCAATATAGGTATTCTTATCATTTGACATTTCAGTCTTTGGAATAAAGGCTTCCATCTTATCGCCAATATCTACAAGTGCACCATCACGACCAATTTGAACCACAGTGCCAGATACTGGCTCTTTGTTTTTAAAGGTCTTCATGGATGCATCTATAGCAGCCATAAAATCTTCTGCCGTCCCTATATCGTTAATTGCTATCTGTTTCATTTATTACTTCAGCCCCTTGTTCTATCAATTCAGATTCTGCCTCTATAACAAGTATATCAGCACTGGCTCTGTTACGCCTTCTTTCTAAAAGTTTGTCCATAGATGTAGCAGCCTTGACCTCTGCAACACCCAAGCGAGATCTGGCAATAGGATTAAAGCCTAAGTCTGTTAGAGAATCTGTGTAGGCTTTATTAATTGCCACGAACGCTTTGGCATCTGCAGATTCAAGAGTAGCCATATATTTATTTCTTGCTGCCTCTGAAGCATCAGCCAAAAATGCAGCATTGGAAATTGAGTCAATATCAGTAATAGGACTTAGCCAAGTTACAGCCATAGCCCAAGCACGGTCCCACAATTTCTTACCTGGCTCACCAAGAGTATCAGGATAAGCAGGGATCTCTATTGCCATGGGCAAATGCGTAATGTTATTTAAATCTGGTAAAGGTCTACGGCCAGGATTGCCCTGTAGCCTTTTAAGTTCCGTTGGTTTTGGTGGTCTGCCTGCTGTCATTTTATTTTATTCTCCAATGTCCGATTTGCGTAATTCATACACAAATATCCTAATTCTATAATATAGCGACTATATACAGAACAGGGCAGGCGGGGTTCTGCTGTAATTTTTGAGCGTAAAAAAACACCCATACGGATAATTGCCACGCAGGGTGTGCCAGTAATGGAAGTGTTATGTATATTTAATTAAATAAATTAACCTTTAGATGAATTGCATCTTCTACAAAGAATCATGACATTTTCTAATATATTATTTCCACCATTTGCCAGACTGAGTATATGATCTGCCGTCAGATCTTTTTTACTTCCGCATCTGGAACACCATGGTTGCAATGTTCTTGCGAGCCTACTCAGTTTCTGCCATTCATAATCATATTGTTTATTTCTATCTCTTCTTTTTGGATCCTTTGATTCTATTGCTGCTTTGCATTGCCTACATACTGACCCTCTTGATATTACTCCACAGTATAGGCAGGGGCTATTAAACTTCTTCATTATTATTATTTATTATTATTCTAAATCCGTATCAACATCAGATGCCTCTATGCTACATTCTTCACAATCAGTATCCTGTTCAATTGCTTGGTCATACTTGAGGGCAGCACCCATATGGGCATTCATTAATGTTAGGGCAGTTAGTGTGCCTCTACTTAATAATGTCTCAACACCATCAAATGATAGTTTCTCATCTGTTTCTAAATGGACTTGAGATGCTCCTACTACAAGATGTAGACTATACATGTGATTCCTTTGTTAGGATAGATTGGCCTATATTTATATTCAGACAGTTTTTTGGTAGGCTCCGCACAGACGCTATAAGTATAGCAGTTATTATGAAGTGTGTCAAACCAGACTCCTTGTCTTAACTATAGCAGCAATGTCATACAGACCATTCTTCTTAGGTATCTCGTGTGTCTCTACTATCTTCAGTACTTCTCTCTTAGTAAGGCTTAGCCATAGGCAGATAGCATCTATATCTAACCAGAACCTTTTATTGGGATTAGCCATAGCCAACTGTATTAGCCTGTATAGAGTCCAGGATGTTCTGCATTTCAAACAGGAAACACCACCCAACATGCGTTCTATATCTATGGCTATGTGATTATTACATTCATCTGTAGGGCAAGGTATCCTTCTTGGTTGTTCTATAAAGGCTTTAGTTACTGATAATCCTTTAGAGTGGATTACTTTTATATCCCTCGCAAATTCACCACACCAGTCCTGCCGTAAGGTCCAACCTAAATGAGTAATGTGGAACTGGGCTGTTGCAGCAACCTCTGCCTCAATACTTGGCTCTCTCTTAAGCAGGGCTGGTGGTGTGAGATTTCTTCCTCTTCTGATCAGTGCCTCATACTTATGAAATATAGGCAGTATGTCAGTAGCCATAGAATAATCCATCGCTGCTACATTAAAGCCTAATGATCTCTCAGATGTACGAGTCCCTGTTCCTGTTCTACTTGGAACCAGGAATCCTTTTGCCTCTAACTGAAATATAGGAATGTCAGAGATGCTATCTCTTAATACACTCTCGCACCTTCTGCAGAGATACTTCTCATCTCTTGCATGATGCTGACATAATTGACAGTCCATTTGTTAGCCCCTATTTCTTATCTAATTGTTTCATCAAGTCATCAACTGTATCAAAGTCTTTGTACTCTTCTGGCGTATTAACCTTTTCTATTTCTTCTTTAAATGCATTGAGTGCAAGGGTTCTTCTTTCCCACGCACCTTTCTTTGGTCCAAGCAATGTTAGTAGCAATGCCCATGGTCCAAGAACATATGCTACGAATGTCCAGATAAGAATACTTCTTGCATACACTAATGCTACTACTGCTGTTAAGAACATCCACAATATTGTCATTTGTTTATCCTAACTACATGCTTCATTTTTCTCTCCCTTTTCTTCCATTTCTACCCAGCCTATTTCTGCTTGGGCTCTGCCACAAACAAGGCACTCTGCCTCGTCTTTTACTGCTGCATTGCAAGGCTTACAATAGTATATCTTATGAATCGTCATTCATTAACTTCTTTAGTTTTTTGTCTGACAACTCTTTATGAAATGCTTGTAAGTAGATCTCTTTGTACGCTGCTTTCATACGCTCTTGTATTTCTTCCTTCGTTGATACTTTTATCTCGTACATATGCTTCTTCCTTTTGTGGTCAATTTCTTGCTCTGCCGTTTTGTTTGCCTGCCATTGTCTCATATACTTTAGTTTGCAATCTCTACATTCTGTATGAAATCTGGCCTTATTCCTTTGTTGAGGAGCAAAGAACTCAAGAGTTAGTGGCTTCTCAACCTTACACTTAGAACAGGTCCTGTATTGCATTTTAGGCGTTATCTATCCCTTGTGGTGCTGGAGTAGACTCATCTTGTGGTATGTATAGGTTGTCAGGACTATATAAAGTATAGAACTGATGTAATCTATTATGCATACGAAGCACATATTCAAACTGCTCATCAGTTGAGAATGACCAACTTGATCTTGATGTGCTTGGTAGAATGCCAAATCCTGATTGTAGGAAGTCAACAATCTTTTGTGCTTCATAAAGTGTTACTCCACTTTGAAGTTGTGTGCTTGGACTATTCTCTTCTTGTTGTATCATTTCTTTTCCTTTTTCTCTCGTCTTAGTTTCTTGTGATAACAGCATTTGCATAGATGATGACCATAGTTAGGCTTGTCACATCCAGTTGCTGAACATCTCACACTGTTACTGCTATATGATTTTTTTGCTGCTGCATTGCGACATATCTTACAGTAATAGTCAAGGCCGTCCTCTGTTGGACGATAAGCAGTCTTTTTATAAAAAAGACCTACATCCTTTGTCTCTTTGCATTTAGAACATGTTTTTGTCATTGACTATTCCTAAGTTCCATCTATCAGTTACTGACTCTAAGTGTAGTGGATTAATACATGCTTTGTTCTCGCACTTGTGATGTAGTACTCTTCTTTTCTGTGTCTTGTCTGTTCCAGAAGGCAACTTATCAATGCCGTATGCAAGAGCATAAGAAAATCTATGTGCTCTGACTGAAGCCCAATTACCTGTGGCACCAA